ACCCCGGCAAGCGCTCGCTGAACAATGCCGAGCCCACCTTCACCCCGCTGCTCTATGTCGAATGTCCCGAATGGCTGGCAGAGGATCAGTGGGCTCCGACTATGTGGGATATGGTGATCCGTGAGCTCTGCGGTGCCGAGGTGCTCTGCGTCACTGACCTGCACAACCTCGAGGCCTTCTGCGCCGCCTACTCGCGTTGGCGCAGAGCTGAGGTGGAGATCAAAAAACACGGCCTGGTTGTCGAAGGGGCAACCGGCGGGCCGGTCAAAAACCCCGCCTGTACGGTGGCCAACGAATCACTCAAGCAGATGACCAGCTACGGTTCGCTGCTTGGGCTGGACCCGTCCAGTCGCTCACGCCTGATCGGAGGCAACAAGAAACAGGGAGGGGGGAACCCGTTCGCAGCTTTGTAGGGATGACCGATGGCAACACGCAAAAGTTATCCCTTTGTCAACGTGGCCAACGGCTACGCACGCGACGTGGTGCGCGGCAAGCTCCCCGCCTGCCGCTACGTCATTCAGGCCTGCCAGCGGCACCTTGATGATCTGGCCAAAGAGAAGTCGGCCAAGTTTCGGTTCCGCTTCGACAAGGACAAAGCCGAACGAGCAGCCACCTTCGTTCAGCTCATGCCCCATACCAAGGGGGAGTGGGCCTTCAAGCGCCAGACCCTGAATCTCGAGCCGTGGCAGATGTTCATCATCTGCTGTGTGTTCGGCTGGGTGCGCAAGGGTAGCGGCCTGCGCCGCTTTCGCGAGGTCTACAACGAGATCCCGCGTAAAAACGGCAAGTCGGCGCTCTCCGCACCGGTCGGCCTCTACTGCTTCGCGGCAGACAACGAATTCGGCGCCGAGGTTTACTCCGGTGCAACTACAGAAAAACAGGCATGGGAGGTGTTCCGCCCCGCCCGCCTGATGGCCAAGCGCACCCAAGACTTCCTCGACAATTACGGGATTGAGGTCAACGCCAGCAACCTGAATATCCCGGCTGACGGCGCCCGCTTTGAGCCACTGATCGGCAACCCGGGTGATGGTCAGTCGCCATCCTGCGCCATCGTGGATGAATACCACGAGCACGATACGGATGACCTCTACACCACCATGATCACCGGTATGGGCGCCCGCCGCCAACCGCTGATGTGGGTCATTACCACCGCTGGCTACAACATCGACGGCCCCTGCTACGACAAGCGGCGGGAAGTGATCGAGATGCTGGCCGGCACGATGCCGGATGATGAGCTGTTCGGCCTCATCTACACAATTGACGAGGGTGATGACTGGACGGATCCCAAGGTGCTGGCCAAGGCCAACCCCAACATGGGGGTGTCTGTCTACGCCGAATACCTGCTGGCGCAGCAAGCCAAGGCGATCAAGTCGGCCCGCTTTGCCAATATCTTCAAGACCAAACACCTCAACGTCTGGGTGTCGGCCAAAACCGCCTACTACAACATGGAGGCGTGGAAGGCCTGCGAAGATCGCAGCCTGACGCTGGAGCAGTTCGATGGGCAGGAGCTGATCCTGTCCTTCGACCTTGCCCGCAAGTTAGACATGAACTCTATGGCCAGACTGTTCTGGCGAGATATTGACGGAAAGCGCCACTATTACTCGGTCGCCCCCGAGTTCTGGGTGCCGGAAGATACAGCCTTCAACACCGATAACCGGCGGCTTGCCGAGCGTTACCAGAAGTGGATGAACCTTGGCGAGCTGAGCACCACCGACGGTGCCGAGATCGACTATCGAGAAATCCTGGCTGTGGCAAAAGAAGCGGCTGCCAGTGGCAACGTACTGGAAGTCCCACTCGACCCGGCAGGTGCAACCGCACTGGCTCATGATCTGGCAGATGAGGGATTGACCCCCATCTCCATCACCCAGAACTACACCAACATGAGCGACCCGATGCGCGAACTGGAGGCCGCCATTACGGCTGGCCGCTTCCATCACGATGGCAACAGCCTGATGACCTGGTGTATCGGCAACGTGATCGGCAAAAACTTGCCCGGTAACGATGATGTGGTGCGCCCGGTCAAGGAGTCTGCCGACCAGAAAATTGACGGTGCTGTCGCGCTAATGATGGCCATTGGCCGTGCCATGGTGGCAGGCCGCAGCAATACCAAATCCATTTACGAAACCACGGACGTCCTATGCTGATGAACATCATCGCTTTTCTGGTGGGCCTGCTAGGTGCCGCCGCGCTGACCTATGGCGCATGGCTCTGCTCTGCCCCGCTCGGTTGGGTGGTCGGTGGCCTGCTGGCGCTGGGCTGGTCTGCCTGGTTGAGCCGAGCCATCGCCTGTAACCAGTACAACAAACAGCGAGGGGGTGACTGATGTTCTTCCCATTCCTGTTTGAGCGCAGGGGTGGCGGTGGCAACTTCAGTCAGTGGATCTCGAGCGTAGGGGCGCGGCGCAGCAAGGCGGGCGTCATGGTCACGCCGGAGTCTGCGCTGGCACAGGGCACAGTCCGCGCCTGTGTCACCCTGCTGGCTGAATCCATTGCCCAACTGCCGTGCGAGCTCTACCAGCGCAGCGACGACAGTCGCACCCGGGCGACCGACCACCCACTGTACGACATTGTCCACGCCTGCCCTAACCAGAAAGACACCAGCTTCGAGTTTAACGAGCAGCGCATGGGCCACCTCGGCCTGCGTGGCAACAGCTACAGCATTATTGGGCGCCGTGGCGACGGATACATCAACGAACTGATCCCGGTCAACCCGGACAAGATGATGGTACTCAAGGGGCCTGACGGGCTGCCTTACTATCAGCTGCTTGATGGCAGCAACCAGATCCTTCCGATGCGGATGGTGCACCACGTCAAGGCCTTCAGCCTGGATGGTTACCTTGGTGTCTCGCCGATCCAGAGCAACCCGGATGCAATCGGGTTGGCTATGGCGGTGGATGAGCATGCCGGATCGGTATTTGCCAACGGCACCACCCTGTCAGGAACAATCGAAACCACCGGCAAGCCATTCACAACCCAAGAGTCACTGGAGCAGTTCAAGTCGAAGTTTGTTGATGCCTACGCCGGGGCCCGCAACTCTTTCGGTGTGGCGATCCTGCAGGAGGGGATGCAGTACAAACAGATGGCGATGACAAACGAGCAGAGCCAACTGCTCGAGTCGCGCAAATATGGCGCCATCGAAATCTGCCGCCTCTACAAGGTCCCGCCGCACATGATCGGCGAGTTGGATCGGGCAACCAACAACAACATCGAGCATCAGGGGCTACAGTTCGTTATCTACACCCTGCTGCCGTGGGTCAAGCGCATCGAGGCCGCCATGATGCGCGACCTGCTGCTGCCGAATGAGCGCAAAGATCTCTATATCGAGTTCAACCTCTCCGGCCTGCTGCGGGCAGACCAGAAGTCCCGTTACGAGTCATACGCCCTCGGTCGCCAGTGGGGCTGGCTCAGCGTCAACGATATCCGCCGGTTGGAAAACCTGCCCCCTATCCAGGGTGGCGATATCTACCTGACCCCGCTCAACATGGTCTCTACCGGCAAGCTGCCGCAAGGCATCAGCCAGGCGACCCAAGAACAATTCAAGGAAATCGAGGCCATCCTATGCCGAAGCTGATGATCAACTACCCGCACCTGGCCAGCCAGGTGTTCGGTGTGCCGCTCTACGTCACTCAGGAGGTGTTGGCCGGGGTGAAGAGCCTGCTGATGCCCCGCATGATGGGCAGCCAGATTGAGGTGATGGCCGCAGATGAACTGCCGGATGTGCTGGAACCCAAGCAGCTCGAGGCCCGCAGCGAATCGCAGTACCGCGTTGAAGGGTTGGCGGTGATCCCGTTGCACGGCATCCTGGTGGCGCGGCGCGGTCAAATTGATGGCGCCTGCACCGAACTGACCAGCTATGAGTGGGCGCGGGCGCAGATCGCCACGGCGCTGGCTGATGAGCGGGTCAAAGAGATCGTGCTTGATATCAACTCCGGTGGTGGGCATGCGGTCGGCTGCAAGGAGCTGGCCGACTACATCTATGCCAAGCGCAGCGTCAAGCCGATCACCGCCCTGGTCAACTTCTCTGCCTACTCGGCGGCCTACTTCATTGCCTCCGCCTGCAGCAAGGTTGTGGTCAGTGAAACCGGTGGCTGCGGCTCCATTGGCGTCATCATGGAGCACATGGAGGTGAGCAAGTGGGAGGAAGAGGTTGGGCTCAAGTTCACCACCTTCTACCGCGGTGACCGCAAAAAGGACGGCACCCCCCATGAGCCGCTCAGCGATGGGGCCATGGCGGCGATCAACCACCGCATGGATCAGGCTTACGAACTGTTTATCAGCTCGGTGGCCCGCTATCGCGACCTGTCAGTCGAGCAAGTGAAAGCCACCGAGGCCACCCTCTACAGCGGTGCCGAGGCGGTCAATAACGGGCTGGCTGATGAACTGGCCAACCCGCAGGATTATCTCAACGGCCTGGCCGCCAGCGTGGCCAAGCCGACCAAACCGGTGCAAAGCATCGGCCTGCGGGCCCGTGCCATCGAAATGCAGAACCAACTCTAGCCCAGCGGCGGAGCACATCCCAACAAGCCCCAAAAGGGGCTTTTTTTATGTCCAAAGGAAACGAATCGATGAAGACTATCGAAGCCCTCCGCCGCGAGCGTGGCGACATCGCCGCCCAGGTCAAAGCCTTGGCAGAACTCGAAGCCAGCGGCACCGCTCTCACCGACGAGCAACTGCAGCAGTTTGCCGACCTGGAGAGTGAAGCGAACAAGATCAGCGCCGCCATCGCCCGCCAAGAGAGCGCCGAGCGGCTGATGGCGCAGCAGGCGGTACCGGTCAACGCTCACGGCTCCCAGGCGCCTCCGGCCATCCATGTGAAGCAGGAAGCCAAACAGTACCCTGGCGCCGGTTTTGCCCGTATGGCGATGGCTGTCGCTGCCGGCAAGGGCGACCTGAAGATGGCAGAGCAGTTCGCCGCTAAAGAGATCGGCGATAAGCAGGTGGCCATGGCCATCAGCACCGCTGCCGGATCAGGCGGCGCCCTGATCCCCGAGACACTGCACTCCGAAGTGATCGAGCTGCTGCGCCCGCAAACGGTAGTTCGCAAGCTGGGAGCCCGAGTATTGCCGCTGCCAAACGGTAATCTGTCTATGGCGCGTATGACTGGCGGCGCCCAGTCCAGCTACGTTGGTGAAGGTAAGGATGCCCGTGCTACTGGCAGCCAGTTCGGTGATGTGAAACTGTCCGCCAAGACCATGATCACCATGGTACCCCTCAGCAACCAGCTGATCGGGTGTGCTGGTTTCAACGTTGAGCAGCTGGTGTTGGACGATTGCATCTCTGCTATGTCCGTGCGAGAGGATAAGGCCTTCCTGCGCGATGATGGCACCAACGATACTCCAACTGGCTTCAAGCATTTTGCAACTGCTGCAGGCCGGGTTAAGGAGTGGTCAGGTTCTGTCGGTTTGACCACTATCGATGAATACCTTGATGGCCTGATCCTGATGTTGATGGCTTCTGATAGCAAAATGGTCATGCCGGGTTGGGCGCTTAGTCCGCGCACCTGGATGAAGCTGTTCGGCCTGCGTGATGGCAACGGCAACAAGGTCTATCCGGAGATGGAGAAAGGTCTGCTCAAGGGTTATCCCATTGCGCATACCAACACCATTCCGGCCAATCTCGGCACCGGCACCAACGAGTCTGAGATTTATTTCGCTGATTGGCGCGATGTGGTGATCGGTGAGCAGGACAACATGACCATGGACTTCTCCACTGAAGCCACCTATGTGGATACCAATGGAGATCTGGTCAGCGCCTTTGCACGCAACCAGTCTCTGATCCGCTTGGTCGGCAACCACGATGTGGGCTTCCGTCATCCGGAAGGTCTGGCGCTGGGTACCAAGGTTACCTGGTAAGGCCGCAGCAGGGCGCCGCACTGGCGCCCTCTCTCATTCCCTTGTAACAAGGAGCCGACATGGCAAAGCCACCGAAAATCGTTCACGCAGGGCAGACACCTGCCACTGACTCCGATCACGAGCAGCAGAGCGGCGATGATCCCACACCTACCAATGATGAGCGGGTGCTGGTGCGTTTCACCGGCCCCTGGAAGAACTACAGCCGTGGTGACATCACCCGCCTGTCACCAGCCGAAGCCGAATTGGTGATCAAGAAAGAGCTGGCGGACTACGAGCCGGAACAAGCCGAGGAGTAGTTATGCCGTGGATCACGCTGGAAGAGGTGAAACATCAGTGCCGCCTCGAAATTGACGACACCAGCCAGGATCTGCTGCTCGACCTCTACATCAAGGCAGCCAAGCATGCCATTGAGCAGCACACCGATCGCGAATTGGTGGAGTCCTTGCCTGGGGAGCCAACTGCTCGGCACCTGGTTATCACAGACGACATCCGCTTGGCCACGCTACTGATCATCGGACATTGGTTCAACAACCGGGAGTCGGTTGCGGACTTTGAGAAAACGGAGGTTCCGTTGGCATTTGGATTTTTGCTGTCGCCACACCGCAGGATCCCGATATGAAGCTTCGTCAGTCAGCAGTCACTGGTAGCTATCGGCCGCCGCAAGCGGGAGAACTCAAGCACCGGCTGACTATCCGCCGCGTTATTGATATCCCTGCTGCAGATTTCGAGGTAACCCAGGAGTATCACGACGTCATCAAGGTATGGGGAAAGCTGACTCCTGTGAGTGGTGCGGTGTACATCGGGTCGATGCAGGTTGACGACAAGATCACGCACAAGGCGTTGATACGGTGGCGTCCACTCAGCAGTGACCACCAGATCGTGTACGCCGGGGCAGAGTACCGGGTGAAGCGAGTTACCCCGCTGAACGGTGAGCGGATCTGGGCATTGTTGGATCTGGAGGAGTTGAGGCGTGACAGTTGAAAACTCGAGCTCAGGCGCTTACCTCCACGTTGACTTCCCGGATGCGATGGAGATCCGGTTCAACAAAGCCCGGGTTCGCCGGGCATTTATTGACGTCGGCCGCAAGTTGCTGCGCGACTCACGGCGCCGAGTATCGCGGCGAGCGATCTCAGAGGCCGGCCATGCCCCTGGATATCAAAGTGGGGACCTGGCCAAGTCAATAGGCTACTACGTGCCACGGCCGAGCAGTCGGCGCCCGGGCTTTATGGTGAAGGTCAGCCACAACAGCAAAGGTGAGGGGGCATCGAAGGATATCCCCAGCGATGCCTTTTACCCGGCCTATCTCTATTACGGCGTGCGGCGTGGTGCTCGTCGCACCAAGAAGCACAAGAAGGGGGCCAGCGGTGGATCGCAGTGGCGGACTGCGCCGCGCGAGAACTACCTGGCCAAGGTCATGATGGACCGCTCCTACTGGATACAGCGCACCCTGTTCCAGGCTCTGAAGGCCGCCATCAGGCCGGAGAAGGTGAAATGAAGATAAGCCCCATCATTACAGCATTGCGCCAGCGCTGCCCGATGTTTGCCGGGAGGGTAGCGGGAGCCAGCGAGTTCAAGCCGCTACCTGAGGGAGCAAAGCTCGCGCTCCCTGCGGCATACGTGATCCCGCTCGATGACAGCGCAGAAGAACAGCGCAGCCAGACAGACTATTGGCAATCCATTACCGATGGTTTCGCAGTCATTGTGGCCATCAATAACGGCCAGGACGAGAGAGGCCAAGCGGCCAATGATCTTGTCGAGGTCAGTCGGGAGGTGCTGTGGAAGGCCTTGCTCGGCTGGGCACCTGAGCAGAAGTATGAAGGCATCGCCTATGAAGGTGGCAACCTGCTGCGTATGGACCGGGGAGTGCTTTACTACCAGTTCGAATTCTCTGCCCGCTTCGAGATTACAGAGGAGCAGACCCGGCAATGGGAGGAACTGCAGGCACTGCCAGATTTTGACGGAGTGAGTGGATACGGCGATGGCAAGTGGGGTGTCGATTACATTAACCCCGGCCAGGGCCCTGATGTGGTCCCGCCGGCGTGGCGGATTATCGAACACGAGTTCTACTTCCCAGTAAACACAGTATTTATCAGCGATTACAGCAACATGCTGAGACTCGCTGATTCAATGAATGATGCCAGCCGCCTCGGTTCTGAGGCTATCCCTCCCCAGGAGTAATCCATGTTCGCCAAACCCAATGGTGGCCGATCTGTACCAGATCCGGTCAGGGGCGACTTTTTGCCGCCAGATGGCCGCAACGTCGAGCCAAACCAGTATTGGTACCGCCGTCAGCTTGATGGCGATATCACCCTCACCGAGGCAGTAACTCAGGACAACCCTGATGCTGCGGAGCAGAACCCAACCAAAATCAAGGGAGCCAAGTGATGGCTGTCAGCTTCAACAATATCCCCGCTGACCTGCGGGTTCCGCTGTTCTATGCGGAGATGGACAACAGCGCGGCGAATACCGCGAGCGAGGTCTTGCGCTCTCTGATCATCGGTCATGGGCTGGCGTCGGTAACCTCTGGGAAAAATGAGCTGCAGCTGGCAACCACTGCCGCCGCTGCAAAAGGGCTGGTGGGGCAAGGTAGTCAGCTGGCCGCCATGGTTGAGGCATACCGCAACGTCGATAGCTTCGGTGAGCTGTGGATGATCAACGTGCCAGAACCGACAGCCGGGGCTGTTGCAACCGGCACAATCACCGTGACCGGTACTGCGCAAGCTGCCGGCGTGCTCTCTCTCTACATCGCGACTCAACGGGTGCAGGTAGCCGTAGCAGCGAACGACACGGCTGCTGTAGTCGCGGCGTCCGTCTTGGCGGCGGTCAATGCTGCTGCAGATCTGCCGGTCATAGCAACCGCCGGAGCGGCTGGCGTAACCACGCTCACCGCCAGATGGAAGGGTCTCACTGGCAACGACATCAGCCTGCTTCACTCCTACCGTGGTGTGGCTGGTGGTGAAGACGTGCCGAAAGGGCTCACTCTGACTATTGCTGCGATGAGTGGTGGGGCCGGTTCGCCAGATTTGACTGCGGCCATCGCCGCAATGGGCGATGAGCTGTTCGACTATATCGGCATGCCCTGGACAGATAGCGCCAGCGTTGATGCGCTCGAACGCGAGATGAATGACAGCACGGGGCGCTGGTCCTGGTCACGGCAGATTTACGGCCACATCTACACCGCCAAGAAGGGGACGGTCAGTGACCTGGTCACCTTTGGCAAGGCGCGCAACGGCCAGCACATCAGCTATCTGAGCCTGGAGCTGCTGGCGCCGGCCGTCCCCTACTGTGCAGCCGCCGCATTCACGGCACGCAATGCCATCTTCATCCGGATTGACCCGGCCCGCCCAACTCAAACTGGCGACCTGGATGGTCAACTGCCGGCGCCGATGGGCAAGCGCTTCATCGCCAGTGAGCGCCAGACCCTGCTGAGTTCTGGCATGGCAACTCAAACCGTCCAGTCCGGTGTGATGCAGGTAGAGCGGGCCATCACCAACTACCAGCGCAACAAATATGGTGCGGCCGACAACAGCTATCTCGACAGCGAGACCCTGCACACCTCGGCTTACGTGATCCGCCGGCTGCGCAGCATCGTCACCAGCAAGTATGGTCGCCATAAGCTGGCGAACGATGGCACTCGCTTTGGCCCTGGCCAAGCGATTGTCACCCCCTCCGTCGTTAAAGGGGAGGTGATGGGGGAATACAAGCTGATGGAGCGCGAAGGCATCGTCGAGAACTTCGAGGTCTTCGCCAAATACCTGATCGTGGAGCGTGATAAGGACTCGAACCGCATGAACATGCTGTTCCCTCCCGATTACGTCAACCAACTGCGCATCTTTGCGATGCTCAACCAATTTCGTCTGCAACACCAGGAGGCATAAATGTCACGCATCGCGGGTACCTGCTTCGTGAAAGTCGATGGCGGTCAGTTGTCGCTGACTGGTGGCATTGAGGTTCCGATGAACCTCCGTGTCAAGGAGTCCATTGTTGACCTCGGTGGCGGGGTCGACTTCAAGGAAACTCACCGCGCTCCCTTTGTGAAAGGCACCTACAAGGTGCCCAAAGACTTCCCGCTCAAAAAGCTGGAAGAGGGGACCGACATGACCATCACCGCCGAGCTGGCGAATGGTCTGGTTTATGTGTTGAAAAACGCCTGGTTGGAAGGGGAAGCCAACCATAACGCCGAGGAAGGCACCGTCGAATTGCAATTCAATGGTCAGGAGGGCTTCTATCAATGAGCATGATTTCGGGGCCTATATAGACCAACTAAAAACACCAAATACAAACGTATAGAAAGCGTAAGGATCAACATCTAATGACCAAGCAAGTAATTAAGCTGAGTGCTCCTATCCAAGCACACGGTGAGTCAGTTACCGAGCTCACGATTCCGACCCCAACCGGTGAGCAGGTGTGCAAGATTGGCCTGCCATACACAATGACTCCGGAAGGGGAAGCCAACATCAGCATGAAAAAGGTGAAGTTCTATCTGGTGGAGCTGGCTGGTATCCCCGTAAGTTCAGTAGAGCAAATGACTCCGTCGGATCTGAATAATGCCGGTTGGATGATTGCCGGTTTTTTCCTCAAGGGGTGACCGAGCAAGACATCCTTAATCGCTACTTTGATATGGCTAAGTGGTGGGGGAGTGACCCCATGGTGTTGCTCTCCCGTGACCTCGATTTTCTTGGCTTGCTAGAGCAACAGTGCAGCAGAATCAAAACACACCAGAGCGACGTATAAGTCATGGCCAATGAATTTCAGCTAAAAGCCCTGATCACCGGCGTAGATAAACTCTCGCCTGCACTCAAGGGGATCCGCAAGAACATCAAGGGATGGGAGCGTGACCTCAAAAGCGCAGGGGAGGGGGCTCCTGCATTGGGTATTGGGTTAGCGGCCGCGGTAGGTGGCAGTCTTGCCGCATTTGCCCAGTCAGAAAATGCAGCTACAGGCCTCAAAGTTGCGATGATGGATGCCAGCGGTGCTGTAGGCCCCGAGTTCAAGAAAATGAACGACATGGCGATAGGGCTTGGCAACAAGTTGCCAGGTACCACCGCCGACTTTCAGGACATGATGACCATGCTGCAGCGTCAAGGCCTCAGTGCCGAAACGGTGCTAGGTGGGGTTGGTGAGGCGACCGCCTATCTGGCGGTGCAGTTGGGTAAGGCACCGGCCGCTGCGGCAGAGTTCGCTGCCAAGATGCAGGACGCGACCGGTACAACCTCCAAAGACATGATGAGTCTGTTCGATACCATCCAGAAGGCCTTCTATATGGGGGTCGATGACAACAACATGCTTCAGTTTTTTGGCAAAGCCTCATCAGCCATGAAGCTGGTTAGCAAGGATGGGTTGAAAGCAGCGCAAGCGATGGCTCCTATTGCAGTTATGCTGGATCAAGCTTCAATGGCTGGTGAATCTGCAGGTAACGCCATGCGAAAGATCATGACTGCAGGATTTGACAGGAAAAAGGTAAAAGAAGCTAATCGACTGATGAGCCGCAAGGGGATCAAGCTCGATTTCACCGATGGTAAAGGAGAATTCGGTGGGCTTGATAATATGTTTGCCCAACTCGACAAGTTAAAAGCTCTCAACGAAGGCGATAAGCTCACCGTATTAGGGCAAATCTTCGGTACGGATTCTGAAACCCAGCAAGCCCTCAAAACGATTATTGATAAAGGGAAATCTGGATACGACGAGATCCAGCAGAGAATGGCCAAGCAGGCGAGTCTGCAACAACGGGTTGGCGCTCAGCTAGGCACTCTGGGCAACCTATGGGATGCCATGACTGGCACTGCGGTGAACGGTCTTGCTGCGATAGGCGGCGCTTTTCAAGGGGAGGCGAAGGAAACCGTCACTTGGTTGGGTAATATGGCCGCCAAGTTCAGTGAATTCGCAGCTGCCAACCCAGAAGTGATTCGCGGCGTGGTAGGCGTTGCCGCAGGGTTTGCTGCCCTAAAGCTGGCACTCTATGCTGGCGGCGTAGCCATGACCTTCTTTGGCAATGCCATGACAGCGACGCCGATTGGCCTGATCCTGCGCGGGGTGGCTATGGCGGCTGGCCTGATCATTGCCAACTGGGGCACTATCGGCCCCTGGTTTGCCAAGGTATGGCAGTCCATTACCATTCTCGCCAGTGCGGCATGGGAATCGCTGAAGCTGATGTTTTTCAACTTTCACCCGCTGGGGCTCATTATTCAGAACTGGGAACCTATCAGCAGCTGGTTTGGCGAGTTGTGGGGCTCAGTGAAAACTGGATTCTCGTTAGCGTGGGCTTTCTTGAAGCAAGGGTTCCTCGACTTTACCCCGCTGGGGCTCATTATTCAGAACTGGGAACCTATCAGCAGCTGGTTTGGCGAGTTGTGGGGCTCGGTGAAAACTGGATTCTCGTTAGCGTGGGCTTTCTTGAAGCAAGGGTTCCTCGACTTTACCCCGCTGGGGCTCATTATTCAGAACTGGGAACCTATCGTTGCGTGGTTCAAAGGAATGTGGGAGCGCATTCAACCCTACCTGCAACCGCTTATGGATGGCTCCAGCTGGGTGGGTGACAAGGTAGGTGGTGTCATGGATGGGGTTGGCTCTATCTGGCAGCACAGTGGTGACGCCATCAGTGCGATATGGCGCGGTGAAAATGGCGGCCTTGGCTCGTCATCCCCACTCGCATCTATCTCGCCAGCTGCGGGCGCCAACAGTTCGACCGGCGTTGGACAGGTCTCCGGCGAAATGGTGGTGCGTTTTGAGAATGCTCCGCAGAACCTGCGAGTTGACGAGGGTAAAACTTCGCCAGGCTGGTCCATGTCGCCGGATGTGGGTTACTCAAGATACGCCCAAAAGTAGGTATTCTTTAAGCCAGATGTGACCTGTGTGGTATGTATGAATCCGATCAGGCAGTAAAATCGGGTCGGTGAATCATCAACTGACAGGAGTCTAAGTGGCCAAAGAATCGAAACACGTTGCTGCATTTGCCAAACGGCATCTCAACCAAGGCGAACAGGTTGTTGCATGGACGGATGGCTATACAGGGAAGATGTTAGGCAGTGGCAAGGATGTCCAGCGACATGGTGTGCTGATTGTCACCAACATTCGGGTGGCTTTTTACCGCAAGGGTTTTATCGGTGAAATCATCGAGACGATCCCTCTCGACAAGCTCACCTCTGTGGAGCGACAGTCTGTGATGGGTCACCGTACCATTCGCATGCACACAAGCCATGATGCCCTAGAATTCAAGACCTTCGATAAAGATGGGGAAACACTGGTTATTGGCGCGATTGAGGTTGGTCGGCATAAGCCAACCGATAAGCCAATTTCCGGTGGTAATGATGTGGTTGATCGTTTGAAAAAGTTGGCTTCGTTGAAAGAAGCAGGTGTCATCACTGACTCAGAGTTTGCTGAGAAGAAAGCAGAGTTGATGGCACAGATTTAAGCCAGTCATCAACATTGAAAACCCGCCATTCGGCGGGTTTTTTATTTTTTGGGGGGGCGTGTGAGCTGGAAAGATCGTTTGCAACCAGCCTCGTTTAGAGGGGTGGCTTTCAAGGTTGATGGAGATGATCTGGGCGCCGGGCGGCGCACTGTCATCCATGAGTACCCTGGGCGTGACAAGCCATCGACGGAAGATATGGGAAGGGAGACTCGGGAGTATTCGATCTCCGCCTATGTCATCGGGCCGGATTTCATGGCCGCGAGAGACCAGCTGATCACCGCAATTGAAACTGCGGGCCCTGGTGAATTGGTCAGCCCCTGGTATGGGGCCATGCAGGTGGTGATCCAGGGCAAGCAGCGCATCAGTCACCGCAAGGAAGATGGTGGCATGGCCATCATCTCGTTCACGTTTACCGAGGCCGGGGAAGATGACTGGCCGACGACAACACCGCTTGGTTCATCCCTGCTCGGTGCCCGCTCGAGCTCACTGCTGGAGCGTGCGCAGAACGCATTCACCAACGCCTTCTCTCTGGAAGGCCTTCCGGAATGGATGTCCATGTCCACGGTTGACCGCGCCAGCAGCTTGCTTGGTGATGTGGCTGATCAGCTCAGCAGCGTAGACAGCATGATGGCAAAGGGGTTGCGGCTGATGCAGGGGGATCTCAGTGTCCTGATGCCTCCACCATCAACCAGCTGGCTCTTTGCCCGCCGGCTGGCCGAGGTGCTGGACGTCGGTGGCTCTACGGGCCGGACCAGTCAGTCGCTTCTCTCTCTGTCCAGAAGCAGCGCCAGCGCTACCAAAACGCCAACGGCCAGACCGACCGGAGGCTGGTCAACCGGCGCTGCCGAGCGCCAGCAAGCTGACACCCTGGCTAACGAGGTGTCTGCCCTGGTGAGGGTGAACCTCATTACTACCAGTGCTGATGCCCTCGTTGCCTTGCCTGAGAAAGTGCCTGCGGCCAAGGTCACCACACACCCGGCGTTGGATATGGAGCCGCCGAGGGTCATCACTACCTCGGTCGCTGATGGTCGTACATCAAGCCCAGCACCGGTGGAGACGATCACCTTTGACGACCTGGAGGAGGCCAAGCAGGGGCTGGTTGAGGCGATCGACCGTGAGAGCGAGCGCACGACTGATGATGGGGTGTACCAGGCGTTACGAGACCTGCGGCGCGAGGTGATCACCACCATCAAGCTGCGTCAGCAGGGAAGCCAGCCAGTGAAGTCCAGAACCCCCGCCGAAGTCAGTCCCGCCTTGGTCTTGGCGGCAGAGTGGTATGACGACGCTGGCCGGGCCGATGAGATTGTCAGCCGTAACCGCATTGCTCACCCGGGCTTTGTACCTCCAGAACCGCTTCGGACCCTATCGTCATGACTGCAGAAGAGTATCACCTGCGTATCAATGGTCAGGCCTGGCATGGCTGGACGGCCATGCGGATCAGTACCGGCATCGAGCGGATTGCCCGTGACTTTGAAGTACAGGTCACGCGCCGGGCGGGTGACTCAGGCGGGCTGCTCGATGCGGTATCAAGCGGGATCCGGCAGGGCGACAAGGTTGAGGTGCTGCTCGGTACCGATCTTGTGCTGACGGGATATGTCGATGCGAGGCCCGTCAACTATGACGCCCGCAGCATCACTCGCTCTATCAGCGGCCGCTCCCGCACGGGGGATCTCGTTGATAGTTCCGCCCAGGTTCGCCAGTTCCGTGGCCAAACCCCACAGCAGATAGCCCAGGCGCTATGCGAACCCTTTGGGATCAAGGTCTACGCCGCCAGCGCGCTTACCGCCATCAGTGACTTCTCGGTTGACTGGGGGGAGACGGTGCGTGAGGCGATCGACAAGCTGATGAGTAGCCAGCGCCTGCTGGCCTACGACGATGCCGCCGGTGATCTTCATTTCGGTGCTGTTGGTGCTTTGAGGGCTGATACGCCGCTGGTTTACGGGCAGAACATCCTCACCTGCCAGATGGGGGATGACGAGAGCGAGTGTCACTCCGAGTACCTGGTCGCCGGCCAGCGGGCCGGGAACGACGATGACTTCGGCGCTGCCACTACAACCAAAGTCAGTCAAAAGACCCTTGGGTCTGTGAAACGGCATCGACCGCTCTACATCAAGCAAACCGGTCATGCGACGGGCGCCAGCTGCCGAGCTATGTGTGAGTTTGAATCGGCGAAGCGGGCGGCCAAAGCCCGGGACGTGACATACACAGTACAGGGCTGGCGGCAGACCAGTGGCCGTTTATGGCGGCCAAACATGGCGGTAACGGTGACTGACCCACATGCCGGATTTGCTGAGGAAACGCTGGTGATTGCCGAGGTGGAGTACAGCCGCGGCGATCAGGGCACCCTTGCCACACTGCGCTGCGGTCCTGCCGCCGCCTATCTACCTGATGTGCCAGATCCGAAACCAGCCAAGAAGGCCAAAGAGGACGATAGATTCTGATGCGCACTGCACTAAGTAACCTGGTTGCTCGAGGGATTGTTCACTTGGTCAATGCCGCCGCCAAATGCCAACTACTGCAAATTGAGATGTTGTGTGGGGAGGTGAAAGACGATGTGGAGCACCTCGAGCCATACGGCTTCACATCTAACCCTCACGCTGGCGCCGAGCAGGTAGCCATCTTCCCTGATGGTGACAAGAGCCATGGTGTCGTCATCGTTGTTGCCGATCGGCGTTACCGTCTGAAAGGACTTGCGACCGGTGAAGTGGCCATCTACAGCGATGAAGGCGACAAGGTAGTGCTCCGCCGGGGGCGACGCATCGAAATCGAGACCCTGACCCTGGATGTCAAAGCGAGCATCAAGGCGGTATTTGATACGCCACTGCTGGAGTGCACCGGTCAGATCAAAGACAAGACAGGCTCCATGCAGGCCATGCGTGATCAGCACAACCAGCACGAACACCCTGGCGGCGGCAAGCCGAACGTCAAAATGGAGTAGCCATGCTCATCATGATCAACGGGGTGCTGACGGAAGCCAATGATCTGGTGCACCCCCTCTATCGCGCCGTATTCATCAGCCTGTTCACTTGGCGCCGGGCCGGTGCTGACGACGATGCTCCACGCCCCTATGGGTGGTGGGGAGACAGCTTTCCCAACTCGGCTGGCGATCGCATCGGATCACGCCTCTACCTGCTCCAACGTGAGAAAAACATTCAGTCTGTGCGTGAACGGGCTAGGCAATATGCCCTTGAGGCATTGGCCTGGATGAAGGATGACCTTCTCGTGACTGGCATAACTGCAACCTGCGAACGCCGGGGCAACGATGCGGCAGGGCTGGTGATCACCTTCAGCGTGGATGGTTCAGACCACGCCTTCTCAGTGCCCGATATTCTGGAGGCCATCAATGTCAGCATACGGACTTAGACCGCTACTGCGTGACCTTATCAACCGGGTCCGCAGCGACATCAACAGCTCACTGGACAATGACCCGCTGCGTCGTTCGGATGTCGAGGTATACAGTCGGGCCTATGCCGGTGCTGCTCATGGCCTGCATGGGCATCTTGAGTACCTGGAGCGCAACCTCCTGCCCGACCTGTGCGATGAGGATTGGCTTTATCGGCATGGGAAAATGAAGACATGCCCGAGAAAGGAACCTACTCCAGCGCATGGGTGGGCAAGGTTTACCGGCGTGTCCGCAGGGATCTCGGTACCAGCTGGCCGGGTGCTGGTGTATCAGGGCGCGACTCCCATCGAGTATGTGGTGACCGAAACCGCTACGGCGGTGGATGGAATCCTGAGAGTGCCGATCACCTGCTCGACAACGGGTTACGCAACCAACCGTGATGATGGTGAGGCGCTGATCTTGTCCGAGCCTTTGCCTGGGCTGGCGTCTGGCTCCCAAGCTGACACGCTGCAGGGCGGGGCAGACATTGAAGATCTTGAAGTGTGGCGCTCCCGAGTAGTTGAACGCTGGTATTACACCCCTCAAGGTGGCGCCGACACTGACTATGTGGTGTGGGCCAAGGAAGTTGCCGGCGTCACCCGTGCTTGGTGCTATCGAAACTGGATGGGGCCCGGCACTGTGGGGGTGTTTGTTTGCGATGACGGATCGCCAGACATCATCCCTAGCCAAACCGTCCTGAATGCAGTTCGCGATCACATTGAACCGTTGGCGCCAGTGGCTGGCTCCGAGCTCTACGTGCTGGGCGTCAACCTCCGCAAGGTCGCACACCGGATCCGGGTCACCCCAACTACGCCGGTCGTGCGCGCCGCTGTTACTGCGGCCATGCTCGATTTCTACCGCAGAGAGGGTGGGCCGGAAGAGACCATCGAGATCTCCCGCCTGTCAGAGTCCATCAGTTCTGCCAACGGTGAATATCGCCATGAGCTGCTGGTGCCTCATGCGCCATTCACCCTCAACAAAGGCGAGATCGCTACAGTCGGGAACGTCACATGGGATTGAGTGCTGAAGACTATGCCGTTCAGCTGCGCCAGCTGCTTCCATACGGGCCCGCGTGGGATGGTGATCACCCTTTGCTACAAGGTGGGGCCGCGGAGCTTGCTCGTGTCGGCGAGCAGGCGACAGCCCTCTCCATCGAAGAGACCAACCCGCTCAGTACAACCTGGCTGCTACCACGGTATGAGGCCCTTTGTGGCTTACCAGACGAGTGTGAAGTGCCGGGCACAGCCACCATTTTCGAACGGCAGCGGCGTCTGGACGCCAAGATGAACTCCATTGGGGGCATAAACGAGGCCTATTACCTCTCGCTGCTGACCGCCCTTGGCTACCCTGACGCCACTATTACCCGATACCACAACCGAGTATTCCAAGTTGGCTCCCGGGCGGGTGACCTCATCTGTGACGCTCAATGGCGCTTTGTATGGGAGATCAACCTTCCCAGGATGAACGTGGACTACATGCGTGTGGGCTCAGTCGCTGGCAGCGTGCTGTGCATGTGGGGCGATGCAGTGATGCAGTGCATTTTGGACAAGCGCTCTCCGCCGCACACCATTTTGAATTTCGTCTATACCACCGACCATGACAACATGATCCGCCTCGCCGAAACGGCGCTGGCCGCATGCTGTCTGGGATTTGGAGATACCTGATGGCAGTAAACGATAAAGATCCCACCGAAGCGATATCGCTGGTCGAGCAGACAGTCAACACATTCAACCAGATTGTAGTGGGGCAGGAGGGGCAGATGGTCCCCGTCCCTGGCCACCCCAACCAGCCGACGCTCGCAGAGCGGGTAAAGCAGAACCTCAAGCCGAGCACCGATGCAGCCGCTAACTATGCCGCACAGGCCTCCGCCAGTGCCAAGGCCGCAGATGTTTCAGCTAAGCTGGCCAGCCAGATCTCAGGTCTTGACACAGTGGCAGAGGCCGTTGGCCTCGCCGCGCTGCCGCTGCCGGATGTGTGGGCTCCGCTTTCTGACAGTCTGCGTCTAATCACTGGCTACGGCCGAGAGGTGAAGGTCGGGGATGATGTGGTGGGGCGCTATGTGAGCTTTGAGCGTGCGTCAGCCGCCTGGTATTTCGATAAGAGTGGATCTCTTCGGCAGGTGGCAATCAATGAGCCCCGGTTTGAATCGGAAGGCCTCCTGATAGAGGGAGGCAGTACCAACCTGTTTCGTTGGGACGCAACCCGCCTTGCAGCTGATGGAGGAGTGCTGTCGTCAGTAACTTCTCCTAAATACCCGGGGATAACCGCTAAAAAGGTTACTGGCGGTTCTAATGCTGTGGTGTTCGGTGCGTCTCGGGAGCCGATCAAAAACTCCACCACGTACACAGCGACTGTGATCATCGACCTTACTAACAGTAACGTGCCAGGTAAGCGCTTAAGGATTCAGTTTGCGTATGGAGCAAATTGGCCGAACGGTCGGCAGGTCAATTTTGATACCGATGGGAACATGTTATCGATAACAGCGGATACCGCTGGGACAATACGAAAAATAGGTGACCTCCTAATTGTAACAGCCACAACCACTTCCTCTGGAGAGGCTAATACAAGCGGCGGCGGGTCTGTAGATATGTTTTTCCTAAATGCACAGGGAGGCGCACAAACACCTGAAATTGATTGGTCTTTGTGCGTTGTCGGCTTTCAACTGGAAGAGAGCGCGTTTCCCTCATCGTTCATTCTTACCAGCAATGCGGCAGTGACAAGGGCGCCTGATATTTGCGAGATCCCCACGGCTGGAAATATTCCACCAGGAAAATTCACAGCTACCGCTCAAGTTAACGCGCCATGGCTGGGGAAAACTGCTCCAAACACCGCCCCTCGAATCCTGTCTATTACTGGCGGCGAGGCAGGAGCATCAGTTGAAACAACTATTTATACGGATGGCCGCTTCAATGCTTTCGGTGGGGTCAGTGGTGCATCATCTATCGTATCTGGATTCACTAATCGAGGCGTGGTGTCGATGATTCGTTCGGATATTGGTCTGAATGCCTATGCTGCAGGCAACAAAAATGTCGGAACCCAAGGCGTCAAGTATGGTATAGGCCCGGCGCTTGCCATTGGTAGTCAGAAGGGCAGCACAGCCCGTCATTTCTTTGGCCACATTCGCGATATCAAAATATCGCACCAAGAGGCATCAGATGCACAGATTAAGGCGTTGCGATGACCCGATATTACTGCGCTGGGCTTGTCCCAGTCTCCCCAGTTACGAACAGCTGCTGTCATTTCTGGAAGGACAAACACCATGATTACAATTGATCTCTACCTCAAGGACGGCAGCGAGGCGGCGATGATACAGGCCCTCAAGGCTGCCGGTTTTAACCAGGATCCAGACGGCGGGTCACTCTACCACCCTGACGCCGCGATCGATGTGATCGGCACCATCTACCAACAAACAGGCGAAACCACGCTAGTTGATGGCGGTGAAGTGCCAGTTGTGGCAGCCGCGCCTGGCTATCACGTCAATGTGCGTACCATCTCACCAGAGCTGGCAGCAGCACTCGATGTGCTGCGTATCTACCCTGAGACGCCCGTCCGTAAGTGGGCATAGTCTGCAAACATTGGGAGCATTCCATGCACCGTATTGATACCCCATCCCGCCAGAAAGACAAATTTGGTGCCGGCAAAGACGGCTTCACTCAAGGTGACCCGCAGACCGGTACTCAGGCAACACAGGTGAGTGCAACTTTCTTGGATTCAATTCAGGAAGAGCTTGCCGCTGTAATTGAAGACCAAGACAGTGGACTTACTCTCGATAAATCAAAAAACAATCAACTGCTAACGGCAATTAAAAACATCATTCGATCTGCCGGTATGTTAGCCAGCGAGTCATTGCGCGGTGTGATTAAAATTGCAACACAGCAAGATGTAGAGGCAGGAACGTCTGATTCGCTTGCAGTAACACCCAAAAAATTGCGACTGGGGTTTGCAATGAAGCTAGGGTCTACGGGGTATTTTTCATTTCCCACATGGCTGGGTTCGTTTATTTTTCAATGGGGCTCTTTGATGGTTCCGACGGGGATGGCAGGAGGAATAAAAGCCGATATCACATTCCCCATTGCCTATCCAAATGCCGTATTAGGTATTGCAACAACATCAGGGGTTAGCATCGGAAATCTAGATACCAACTCAGAATACCGTTTGTGTCGTCAGAACTTTAGCGTGGGCATCCCGACACAAACCGGCGTATCGGCTCAGGCATTTGTGGAAAACTACGTGTTCCACTCTCGCAGCTTTTACTGGATATCTTTGGGGCGCTAACCATGAAATATTACTACTCGTTTACCCAAAAGGGGTTTTATAACGACGATATCAACGAGGTTCCTGATGATGCCGTTGAGCTGCGCAATGGGGATTATGACCGATTGCTCGATGGTCTGAGTAACATGATGGACATCGTTGATGTTGATGGATACCCGACTCAAAAAGAGCGGGAACCGCAATCGGATCACGAAAAAGCATCCGCCGACTTGAACTCGCGCTTGGCGCTAGCCAACCAGCAGATTGCCATCATCAAGCCCGCCGTCGATGGCGGCTATGCCAAACCGGAGCATACCCAGTTGTTGGCAGACTGGCAGCGCTACCGCTACGAACTGACCCTGGTGTCTGAGCAAGTTGGCTGGCCAACCTCTCCTCAGTGGCTGGAGCAGCCAGCGACCGTTATCTGACCTCCAGCCCTGCGTCATTGGCGCAGGGCTACTACCCCCTTCTCATAGGTATCCGCCAACCACTTCAGGTGCGGTAGCGGTATCCCCATCAAGAACACCACCATTTTCGAACTTTCCGGGTGTGAGCAGTGCCAGGTTGCCGGTGGCAGCATGGCTTGCACATCGATACCAAGGATGCGGCAGATCAGGGCGGCATCAGCCAGCGTCATGAACTCCCTTCTGTCAGGCGATAGCCAGCGACTTATGGTTGAGACTGGAATGCCGGTCATTTCTTCCAGCAGAGACTCACTCACCCCCTTTTCAGCAAGGATGGCAGCCAGGTAGCGCTTAGAGGCAGCAACATAACCCTGTTCTGCAGCGGTCAGATACACCTTTCGTCTGTTTTTCATTGGGCAACTCCCGAGTTACTACGTTGCCCGTGCTCAATTTTGACCCTGTCAGATCTGACAGGTTTTTCATGTATGAAATAACGTAGCAGCATGACCATATCTTTGCCGCAAATGCAGCGGTAGATTTCAACAGGTCTTACCAGATGCTGATTGATTCAGCTGCAATTGAGGGAACATAAGAGATGGAGTTTGATGTGTACTTTCGGATCGGAACTACATGCTGCGGCCCGTTCCCGGCTGAAGCCAGTGATGAGAAAGAGATGCTTGATGCTGCCGTTGGTTACCGCCAAGAACTGGCCCTTCCGCCAGCAACAATCATTATGATCTTGCCAAGAAATCATCCGCCAATTTGGGGCCATCCTGGGGCCAAAAGATGCGAGAATTTTTTATTTGGGGCCAAAATGGGGCCAAATAAAGAGCCGGGTAAAGCCATGATTAGCCAAGGTGGAATTATCATAACGAGCTGAAATAAATGGCTTTGTGCAGCTCGCCTCGGCTCTTTGTGGCTTTTGTATAAATCCAATGGTTCATGGTATAAATGAACTGAGCCATTTGGATGTGTTTATTAATATATGGGTATTTGAACTTATCCTAAGCGGAATCGTTACTGCAGAGGTATATGAACTCGACGGATATCGCTAGGTCTGGAGGGGCGACCTCTTGGGCTATAAACAGGAGGTGCAAGCTCTTGGTGGTCTCTAGGGTGTGGGTGGCGATGTGTCTGGTTTCCGTGTTTAGGCGAAAGGCCAGATTTCCTCCGTCGGGATTACTCGCCGATTTTGAGCGGCAGCCGAAGCAGGACAGGATTCCGAGTAGAATTATAGGCTCTTGATCTAGGAGAAATATATCGTAACAGGGGCAATTGCTCGTTCCGAAAATCCCTCTGAGATGCAGAGACCAGGAGGTTGGTGTCTTGTCGCCGCTCATTATCTCGCCCTCGTGCTCCTCATTTAAGGGAAGCTCAAGTCTGCACTCCTGCCCAGACAGGCAAAAGGGGCGGGTGTTTTCTGCCAAAATCTTCATTGAAACAACGTCGGTTGCAGCCATAACAGAGTATATAGCAGAGCCAGAGAGTAACAGGCTATCTCGATCATCCGGGTTCTTCTGGGCAGCAGTCGTCGCTCGTAGAAGAGTAGGGCAGTGACCAGCAGCATTAAAGGGAGAGTATGGCCAGCCAGTATCAGGGCCACCATTAAGTGCAGGCAGCTAGCGGCGCAGCGTCCCCCTTTGATTGCGCCAAATTGGAAGGTGTCAAACCAGGCCCCCCAACCCTGGATGCGAAGTGGCATTCCACTGCCGCAGGCATAGACCGCACTTTGGCGATAACTAGTCCGGCTTATGAGACCGGCAGAGAAGAAAGCTAGGGCCCCAATTTGTGCCTGTTGCAGGGAGTGTTGCGGCAGACCATTGAGCCATAGGCCCAGACCGTAGATGGCCAGGCCTATGGCCAGCCAAAGACATGAATATCCAAGAAGGAAGGCTATGATACCGCGCCAACGTAGATACCGGGGTTGGGATTGCAGCAACCAACGTAGGGAGCCGCTCAGCATAGGCAGCATCATTGCATAGACCATAGTTAGCCAGCCCAGCAACTGACTCATTGCATCCGACAGCGCGGACATCGTCATGTGGTGATGGTGATGGTGATGGCGATCCTGGCTTTCGAGCAGGATATTAGCCCAACAGAGCAGGCTAATGGCGAACAGCAGCCAATGGGGGTGAAGACGTAGGAGCTGGCGGCTTGCCGCCAGCTTGGTCTGTAGATAGTTAGTCACCGAGTTCAGTCTCCAGGCTGGTTCGACCCACCTTAATATCGCCCTTGTTATTCTGGGAAAACTGTGGCGCGAGGCGGACCATGATCTTCTCTTCATCCCAGTCTGGGCGCTGGCGAAGTCCATCCACGACGGATGAGACATCCAAGGCAAAGTTCAAACCGCTACCGTCATGCTCCAGACTTGGTTTGGATGCCTGTCTCAGTCCGAACAAGCCTATGGAACCTGCAAAATGCTCTTCTGACGGTTTGTTGTCATTGCCACTCATGATGAAAACGTCAATTGGCGAGGACACATTAC